AAGGTTTACGTTACGCGAGGATCTGTGCGGATCACCGGGAGGTGATCGCCAGGGCGATCGCGGGACCTACAAGAACGGAGGGTTTTTTATGAGTGATCCTTTGAAGTATAAGAAATTGAATGAAGCGAGGCAGGATCTTGAGCTTGCTATACGGAAATTCAAAGCTGCTTGTGAGGATATAGGCAATAATGTGCAGTCTGAGTTGATAGTTGCGGTCTTTAACGCTACAGATAGGGAGATTTGCTTTGAGGAGGTTATATAAATCCGTATCACTAAAAATATTCTGTTACGTTACTAATATTATTATTGACAAATTACAAAAAACTCGTTATGCTCGGTGAAACAAAGCAGCAAAGAGCAAAATCAAAATATGGCGGACGAAATTGATAAAAAAACTGGCTGGAAAAAGCGTATTTCTGATTTGCTTAAAGAGATAGGGCTTATTGATAAAGACTATAAAGGCAAGGTTGTTATTAATATCAATCAAGGAGAAACGAGAAGCGTAGAAGGTACAAAGTACCACAATTAAATCTTAAAATTCGATAACCTATATACCCCGGCAGTATGCGGGATTGATAGAAGGCCGAGTTGATGTATCGGGTGTGTGTTGTGCGCACCGGGATGATACATGGACTCGGCCTTTTTTTATTGGCTTATAAAGAAATTATGGCGAATGAATTTGTAAGGTTGGATTTTGATGTTAAGTCGGTGCAGAGGACGATTGACGAGTTGCCGCGGATCACGAAGAGGGTGACTGCCGGTACTCTTAATAAGGTGGGCCGGAAGGCGAATACTGCGGCCAGGAAGTTTATTACGTCGAATTATAATATTAAGTCCAGGTCTTTGAAGCTGGGCAATCTGGTGAGCCTGCGCAGGGCTGATGCAAGGAAGCCGAATCCGACTTTTACTATATTTATCCGGAAGAGAGCGCGCGGCCTGTTTAAGTATGGGGCAAAGCAGTTAAAGAGCGGTGTTTCGGTAAGGGTCTCAAAAGTCAGAAAGAAGATCGGCAGGGCTTTTATATCGTCCTGGAGAAAGGGCGGGATTCAACAGCCGCAGTTTGTTTTTCTCCGGGACAAGGCACTGGGAACCGTTACCAGGATAAGCAAATCCGGACGGCCGTATAAAGCTACTAAAAGACGATCGCTCCTGGGGCCGAGTGTGGCTCAATTATATAACAGCCGGAAGGTGAGAGTGGTTATTAATAAGACGATTGTTGAGAATTATCAGCCGGTGTTTGATGCTGATTTTAAGAAGCAGCTGGATAGGAAGCGGAAATAATAATGAGTAATACATCTACACAATCAGACCAAGGCATGTTAGCGATCGCGGAGAAGGACCCGAACGAGGGGCTTGTTTCTCAGGCGGAGTATGCGCGCATGAAGGATGTATCAAAGGTGTATATCGGGCGGCTGGTAAAGAATGGGACAATCACGCTTGATGACTCCGGCAAAATTGACCCGGATCTGGCTGATAAGCAGATCGAAAATGCAATGCCGGAAGGTATCGGGGTCAAGAAAAAGAAGAGCAGCAGCAAAAAGTCGTCTTTTAGTGAGGCAAAGACCCATGAAAAGAGGATTCAAGTATCCTTATTGGAGTTGAGTTACCAGGAAAAAGCTGGTGAGTTGGTGAAGGCAAAGGATGTCGAGGTTGCCGCGTTTAGTGAGGCAAGGAAGCTGAGAGATAATATGTTGAATATTCCCGACAGGATCTCCGCACTTGTAGCAGCTGAGGACGACGAGAATGTTGTAAGGCAGATCATTACGGACGAAATCGAAAAGGGATTACAAAGCGAATAAATGGTGACAATGCTCAACAATGCTGAGGTTGTTTATAAAGAGGCTTTCGAGGCAGGGCTTGCGCTTGACCCTAAACTAAACATAGACGAGTGGGCGGACGAGCACATGATCCTCTCTTCTGATGGAAGCGCGGAGCCTGGTAGATACAGGACCAGCCGTGTGCCGTTTATGAAAGAAATAATGGAATGTCTCAGCCCTGCGCACCCGTGTAACAGGGTGGTCCTCATGAAACCGTCGCAGATATCCGGAACTCAGCTGATCATTAACTGGGTGGGTTATTGCATACACTTGTGTCCTGGACCATTCCTCATAGTAGAACCTACCGTCGATATGGCAAAAAAGCTTTCTAAACAGAGGCTTGCTCCCGCAATAAGAGACACACCGGTACTGGAGGAGAGGATAACCCCTGCCAGAGAGAAGGATAGCGGAAACACGGTATTATCAAAAGAGTATCCGGGCGGGATAGTGGTATTGACAGGTGCAAACAGCGCGGCGGGCCTGCGCATGATGCCTGTCAGGAATTTGGCACTGGACGAGGTGGATGCATATCCCCTGGACGTCGAGGGCGAGGGCGATCCCGTATCACTGGCAGAGAAAAGGACGGTTACTTTCGGCAGCAGGCGCAAGGTATTTATACCATCATCTCCCACAGAGACAGGGGCGTCTTTGATCGAAAGGGAGTACGACCAGAGTGATCAGCGCAGGTTTAACGTGCCGTGTCCACATTGCGGCACTAAGCAGGTTTTATCCTGGAAGAATATAAAGTTTGAGAGGGACGAGAAGTATAACCTTATCGGCGATGTTACTTATATGTGTAATACATGCGCTGCACTTATCGAAGAGCGTCACAAAACTGAGATGCTGGCCAAAGGCGAATGGATCGCCGAGAACCAGGAGGACGGTCAGTGCCCGGGCTTTCACTTAAACGCCCTGTATGCGCCTATCGGCTGGATCTCATGGAAGGAAATTGTAAAAGATTTCCTGAAATTCAAAAAGCTCAAGAGTGAACCGCTACAGAAGACGTGGACAAATACTATTCTGGCGGAGACATGGGAGTCGCAGGGCAAGGAGGTTGAGTATACCGGCCTTTATAACAGGCGCGAGGAGTTCCCTGACCAGATCAACTCTGATATTGTGCTTATCACGGCAGCGGTTGACGTACAAGACGATCGGCTTGAGGTTAAAACTGTGGGCTGGGCGTCGTTTGAGGAGTCTTATGTTCTGGAGGTTAAATTTCTCAAGGGATCTCCGGGCCTACCGACAGTATGGAGGAATCTGGATGAATTTCTATTGAAGACGTATATCCATGAACGCGGACTTATGAGGATTGTTTGTACGGCAGTGGACACAGGCGGACATCACACTAAAGAGGTGTATGATTTCGTAAAAGAGAGGGGAAGTCGCAACATCTACGCAATCAAGGGCGCCAGCCTGGCCGGGCAGCCGATAAGCGGAAAACCATCAAAGCAGAAAAACGGGGTAGATCTCTACATGGTTGGAACGGATACCGCGAAGGACCTGCTATTTAACCGGCTTACTATATCAGAGCAAGGACCAGGTTATATACACTTTCCTACTACGCTGACCGAAGAGTATTTTAAGCAGCTCACGGCTGAGAAAAAGATAACGAAATACGTCAAGGGGTTTAAGAAATTTGAATGGGTAAAGACCAGGGAGCGCAACGAGGCGCTGGACCTGTTTGTTTATAACATAGCCGCGCTTAACATTGTGGCTTTTATCGTGTATCCGAACCTTACTATCGTACAGATGCTGGACGGATTGGCCGAACAGCAGCGGAAAATGTCGGCTCCGGAGGCGGCCAGTACGACAAGCGGTGGGCGGATGATTAACGAAGGGGAGAGAGTCGAATGAGTTCAAGCAGCTTATTGACGGAGTGCGAAACAGCCATATCTATGGTTATGAGAGGAAAATCATATAGCATTGGAGGGCGTTCTTACACAAGAGAAGACTTGAAGGAGCTTAGAGAGTTCAGGAAAGAGTTAAGGGCGGAAGTGGCCAGGGAGACAAATAGCGGGATAGAGGTAAGTGGCATTACGCCGGTGGATGATTGAGGTGTTAAAAAACCATGAGTGATGATAAACAGATGCAGCCTGAGAGATATAGTGTTGAGCCGATCTCAAGGATTTATTGTATTAATATGGATTGTTACAACCTTGTCACAGACCAGACTTGCTGCAATTTAAAAGCCGTCACTATAAACCATAAAGGCGTATGTGACGACATGGTGAAGATTAAAAACAAAAGGAAAAAAAATAAATGAAACCCCAAATAAATACCAATGCCTTGCCAGATTTTGTCCGCCGAAAACTTGAGCTAAATGGTACGGTATCGGCACAGGCGGGGGCGTATCATGGCGGGTCTCGGAAGCGGAGGCAGTCGCATGGGTGGAAGCCTGGCGGAGGAGATGCTGATGCGGATACGTTGTTTGATCTGGCATCGCTAAGGGAACGCAGCAGGGATTTGTTACGAAACCAGCCTATTGCAACCGGTGCTATAAATACAAATTGTGTCAATGTGGTGGGCTCCGGTCTCAAGATGCAGTCCCGGATTGATAGGAAAGTGCTCGGTATGGATGAAGATCCGGCGGAGGAGTGGCAGCGAAACACTGAGAGGGAGTGGAAGTCGTGGGCGGATAATCTTGATTGTTCCCTGGACAGAGGCGGCAATTTTGCCGATATCACAAATCTGGTCTTTCGTTCTGCGCTTGAGAGTGGCGACGTATTTGCACTCCTGGCCAATGTGGTGCGTCCGACTTCACCATACGGCCTGAAAATACAACTCATTGAGGCTGACAGGGTACGCAATGAGAATGACACCCAGGATAAGACAGAACTGACAGCCGGTGTTGAAAAGGACAGCTTCGGAGCGCCTAAAAGGTATCACATAAGCACCACACATCCGGGCACTGTAAAGACACCTTATGCGCGTAAATGGGATAAAAGGGACGTATTTACCAAGTCCGGACGCAGGAATATTATACATGTGTATGAAAAGTTAAGACCGGACCAGACCAGGGGTGTGCCGTATCTAGCGCCTGTCACAGAATTACTCAAGCAGCTGGGTAAATTTACAAATGCAGAAATCATGAGCGCGGTTATCAACTCGTATTTCACTGTATTTGTAAAATCTCCGGATGGAGACACAGGACTGGCACCGTTCCAGCCAACTACAGAGACAGGTGGCAAAGCGTCTGATGATGACTATAAAATGGGCATGGGTGCATTTGTAAAGCTTGCAAATGGCGAGAGTGTAGAGTTTGCAGATCCAAAACGGCCTAACCAGAACTTTGACCAGTTTGTAGAGGCTATTTTTCGTCAGATAGGTACGGCGCTGGGGTTGCCGTTTGAGGTGCTGGTGCAGCACTTCCAGAAAAGCTATTCAGCGGCCAGGACAAGTATGTTGCTGGCGTGGAAGATGTTCAGCACCCGCAGATCGTGGCTGGTAAACCATTTCTGTGATCCGGTGTATGAGGCGTGGATGGAAGAGGCGGTATTGCGCGGCAGGGTAGCGGCGCCAGGCTTTCTCGATGATCCGATCATACGCCAGGCTTATCTCGGTAATACATGGATCGGCCCTTCACCGGGACAGATTGACCCGGTCAAGGAGACTAAGGCGGCAGGCGAGAGGCTGGCGCTGAGGCTGACTACCAGATCCGGAGAGGCGGCAGCTATCGGAGAGGACTTTGACCAGAATATTGAGCAGTCTGCACGGGAAGAGAAGCAGATCAAAGACCTGGGACTGGCGGATTCAAAGTCAACTGTTACCGATGACGATATTAAGGACGCAGATAAGGATTAAATAATTTTAATTTTTTTTTGAGGAGACGTAAGTATGGGTGATAGGGATAAACAGAACAGATCGCCACAGGCAAGCGCGGAGAAGTTTGGAGCCGGGCAGGTAAGGATAACAAACAACAAAAACGAGGTAATGGGTCAACTAGTAAATGTGTCCGGCGACATGATGGGTATGTTGTCAAGGGTTGAGGAGGTCAGGCTTGACGGGTTGGACTGCAAGATAACGTCCAGATCGTTAGCTATTAATTCAAACAATAACGATTATGGACTCACACTGAAAACTTCTCACGCTTCAACAGTTAAAGCGATTAAGGATAAGAAAACGCGAAAGTGGGTTTCTCCACAGACCAAAAAATAGAGAGATCCTTCGACTCCGCTCAGGATGACGGGGCTCGTGTTACGAGTTGCAGGCTACGAGTTTAAAAGGGAGTAAAAAATTATGGATAAATTATTGACTATGCCGTTGTTGTGGGCGATTTTGCCGGATCAGGTTGGCATGACTCAGCACGCTTTTATGTCTTATTTGAAGCAGTCACTGGTTGTAGACAGTGAGGTATTGAAAACAGAGGCGAGTCTACTTGACGTCGATATCGACAAAATGCCGTCAACATTCATTATGGATGGACAGATTGCTATCATGCAGATTGAAGGCACCATCACACCGAGCGCTGATATTTTTTCCCGGCTGTTCGGAGGAGCCACAATCGACGTGATGACCAGGGATTTTAAGGCATTGGTAGGCGATGATAATGTCAAGGCGATTGTGCTGGATATAGATTCTCCTGGCGGAGTTGTGCATGGGGGCTTTGAGTTTGCGGAGTTGGTGTATGGTGCCAGGTCGTTAAAGCCGATTATTGCAATTTCCGGTACAATGATGACATCACTGGCGATGTTGATTGCTTCGGCAGCCGAGGATGTATTCATCACCAGTGAGAGCGTTATAACCGGCTCAATCGGTACTATTGCAAATCATGTTGATATATCCGGGCTTGAAAAGAGCCTGGGCATCAAGACTACACCTATCACCGCCGGCAAGTTCAAGGCGATCGCCTCCGCCTTTGCACCTCTTTCTGTAGAAGGACGTGCGGATATACAAAGGCAGCTTGATCATGTAAATGATGCGCTGGTTGAAACTATAGCAAGGTTTAAAGGGGTAAGTGTGGATACTGTTAATTCAAAGATGGGTGACGGCAAGGTGTTTATTGGATCTCAGGGGATTGAGGCCGGGCTGGCCGACGGCATCATAGAGCCTGATGAATTAATAGAACGTATTAACGCGCTGGTTAAATAAAGACAGTGCAAATTAATTGTATAATTTTTATAGGAGAAAAGGTTATGTCATTGTTTGGAAAGGATGTAAAGCCGTCTGTAGAAGCCTTACAGAAAGATCACCCTGGTATATATCAGGAAGTGATGGCGCTGGGCGAAGCAAAGGCACAGGATGGCATCGAAGCTGTCAAGGCTGAGGCGTTTGATGCGGGTAAGGTAGAGGGAAAAGCAGAAGGGCAGTCAGCCGGTGAGGTAATTGGCGCAAAGAATGAGCTGGCAAGGGTACTGGCGGTAGAGGCGGCGTGTATACCAGGGCATGAGAAGCTTGTAGCCACACTCAAGGCGGATGGCAAGACTACAGGCCCGGAAGCCGCTGCGCAGGTTGTAAAGGCTGAGAACGAAAAGAGGGCAAGCGGCCTGACAAACCTCCAGGAAGAGGCGGCTGATCCGGTGGCACCGGAGAATGTTGACTCAACAGTACCGGAAGCAAAGACACCGGATGAAGCGCTGAAAGCAGCCTGGGACGGTAAACAGGGCGCAGCATTAAAGGCTGAGTTTGGTGAAAATGGTTTTGACAGTTATGTCGGCTATTTTAAGGCAGACGCCACTTTTAACAAAACAGGCAAAATCTCTCTGTAGTTGATTAAAGTATTTAGGTTATAGGAATTTAAGTATTTAAGAATTTAAAATTTTAACAGGAGATTGAATTATGACGACTTTAGCAGTTAATGAACAGGTAGATCATGTGATTGGTGACATGGGCGCTTACCCGGTTGTTGCTTCTGACATTATCTACACACGGTCAGCAGTCGGACTGGTAGATGCTTCCGGCCATGCACAGCCACTAACATCAGCAGATAAGTTTGTCGGTTTTTGTACTGAAAAGGCAGACAACTCAAGCGGCTCGGCTGCGGATATTGACGTACAGGTGAGCCGTAGGGGTGTGATCAAGTTATCTGTTTCCGGGGCAGTTATTACAGACGTCAACCAGCCGGTTTATGCTACAGATGACAATGCTTTTGTATTCAATCCGGTAGGGGGTGTATTTATCGGCTTTGTTCACAGGTTTGTATCAGCAGGGGTGGCTGAGGTTTCATACGATGCGAATAACTTCATTGATCCATACTCTTTCTACGGTGCGCCAGGCGAGTATGAGACAGTTAGCGGAAACACAACGCTGGATATTGAAGACAACGGCAAGGTTCTGTTTGTCGATACAGATGCAATCACGATCACACTGCCAGCGGTAGCGACTCCGGTGAATTGTACCATAGTAAATATCGGGGCATTCGGCACGATCCTGGTATCAGTATCACCAAACGCATCAGACATGATACACGCCCCTGACATTGCAGGCACAAATGATAAGGACCATCTCAACACTAAGGCCACGGCCAGAAGAGGAGACCTTGTGCAGCTACGCACAGGAGATGCGGACGGATGGGTTGTCAGTAACCAGAAAGGCACCTGGGCACAGGAGGCGTAAGGCAATTAGAATTTATTATTGACGATTGAATATTGAAAAAGATGGCAAACGATAGCAACGACAAAACAAAGACTTATCTCAACGAAACACTGAGGAAGGTATTAGTGGAGACGCACGAAGGTATCAGCGTCCCTCTGCTTAATCGTAACACTGAGCAGATTATCATTAATTGTCACGGCGGATCTGTTGTAGATGTAAAGCCTTTGTTGAAATTTAAGTAACATCCCTCACCCTACCCTCTTCCCAAATGGGAGAGGGGAAAGTGGGGGGTAAGTATATTCGGAAAGGTCACCTCCTGTATGGAGCAATGAAAGCCCGGATTTGTGCGAAATCTAATTTTGCCCAGATTCGGGCTTTTTTAATCATTTACAGGAGGTGTAGCATGTTATCAGCATTGAGCAGCAGAGCAATAAAAGGAGAGTTTTACAATGTGCTCTCACAGAGCACCGGAGTACCCTGGGTGGAAGAGATCTCTATGTTTTTCGAGTCAGACCAGGCCAGTGAGACATACGAGCAGCTCGGCCAGGTGCCAACCATGCAGGAGTGGAAGAGCGGCAGAAATGCAAAGATGCTTGATATGTTAGGCAATCTCACTATAGTCAACAAACACTTCGAGGCAACACTTCAGGTACTAAAGTCTGAGATCAGACGCGACAAGACCGGCCAGGTGCAGATCAGGATCAATGAGCTTGTAAGAAGAGCGCAGTCGCACTGGGCAAAAATACTCACAGACCTCCTTATTACAGGGCAGTCAGTAGCTTGCCAGGATGGTCAATTCTTCTTTGATACAGACCACGCAGAAGGCAACAACACCACAAGCCAGGACAATGACCTGACTAATAACATCACGACAGCCGCCGCACCTACTTCTGCCGAGATGCAGACTGGTATCCTGGACTGTATCTCTGCGATAGTCGGATTCAAGGATAACGAGAATGAGCCTATGAATGAAGATGCAAGCATGTTCAGGGTGATGATACCGACTAACATGATGCAGGCAGCCGCCGCAGCAGTCAACAGCCCGATTGTATCAGGAGACACAAACGTGATTCACAGCCTTGGTGACTTCCAGGTGAAGTTTAGCGTAAACGCAAGACTGACCACTACAACAGAGTTTTATGTGTTCAGGGCTGATGGCAACGGCACAAAGGCGCTAATCAGACAGGAAGAGACACCGCTTGAGATAGACTCACAAGCTGAAGGTTCAGCGGAAGAGTTTAACAATAAGAGGCATCTCTACGGTGTTGATTCGTGGAGAAACGTAGGATTCGGAATGTGGCAGAATGCTTGCCTGATGACGTATACATAACGAGTTGCGAGTTGCACGTTACGGGTTACGAGTTAGAAGATTTCAGGGGGCGGGGGACTGAGTTCCCCGCTCATACCCTAATAAAATACCATGACTTTTAAAGACGATTTATTGACTGATGCTAAGAATGTTTTTCTCGCCGGTAACGACGAGTTTGACGAGAGTGTTTCGTATACGCCCAGCGGGGAGAGTGCGCGGTCTATCAATGTCGTGATGGTACGGGATAAGGTAGAGCCGAACGATGAGAATAAGAGGCTGACGTTACATAACCAGGCGGAGATGTACATAGCAAACGACGCCACGGACGGTGTGACGTCTATTAATAAGACGGCCGACCGCGTAGCGATCACAGACAGGGACGGAAACGCTCAGACGGCAAGGATAGTAGAGATTATCTCAAGTGATGATGGGATGTGGCATGTACTTGTGGAGTGGTAGAACGATTGCGGATTTCGGATTTCTGAATGCGGAATTAAAAAGGACGATTTATGGCTGATACTGTACGGGAAAAGATACTGGCGGATTTGAAGACGACCCTGGAGGGGCTTACTACCGGAAATGGGTATAACTTCGATTTTACATCGGACACGGTACAGAGGCAGTCGATACACGGTAACAGCACCACAGAGCTGCCGATGATTGTGGTGTCGCCGGGTGATCAGTCCCAAAAGCCACTGGCGAATGCACTATCCCACTGCTCGATGGAGGTTTTCCTTCCGGCTTTTTACACCCATCAGCCCACAGACTCAATCTCTACAGACGGTCGCCTTAACCAGCTTGAGGGCGATATCAAGAAGATCGTCATGGTAGATGAAACTCGCGGAGGTAATGCGCTGAGCACTCAGGTGACATCGTCGTCACCGTTTGAACCGGAAGAGGAGCAGAGGTACGCAGGGATTGTGATCGGGCTGTTAATCGAATACCGACATTTAACGAGTGACCCGGAAACTGCGGGTTAAAAATAAAGGATAAAGACAATGGCAAATAAAAAACCAGGGTTTGTCAATACTGTCAATGATGCGTCTGTACGTAAAGTTATACACGATGGTAAAGACGTGCAGACGGAACCATTGAAGGAGACAAAACCAAAAGCGAAAACGAAGGGGGTAAGCGACAATGCTGACAAAACGTAGAGTAGTAGCGGCGAAAGCCGAGTCCACAGAAGGCACAGCAGAGGCGTTGACAACGGCAGAGGGCGGCATCCTGGCGATTGACCCGAAGGTGGACGTGGATATTGCAATGCACGAGCGTACCCCGGCAAAGGCGAGTCTGGGACGGCTCACAAGCCTTGCGGGCTCAAGAAAGGCGAGTATCAGTTTCAAGGTAGAGGTGAAGGGTGCCGGATCTGCTTATTCGGGCAGCAACCTTCCTGCGCTTGATACGTATTTACTGGCGTGCGGGATGGCAAGTACGGTTGTCACCACAGGCGGGTCAGAGACAGTGACTTACGTGCCGGCATCGACAGGGGTGTCAAGTATCACGTTAGGATGTTATGAGGACGGCGTTCTTAAAAGCATAAAGGGCGCAAGAGGTAATTGTAGGATCACCATGAAGCAGGGCGAGCCGGTAATGATGGAGTTTGAGTTTACCGGAGTGTGGAACGGAGCGACAGATGTAGCTCTACTTGCACCGACTTATGAGTCCACTATACCGCCGATATTCAGATCAGCGTCGTTCACAGTGGCATCTTATGCGGCGGTAATGTCTGCGATCAATATCGACTTTGGTAACTCCTTTCATTTGAGAGAGACGGTAAACAGCGCAGAGGGCTTTTTATCAAATGTGATAACCGACAGGAATATGTCCGGAGATATGGACCCGGAGATGGTCCTGGTGGCGACTCACGACTGGTACGGCATATGGCTGGCCGGCACAACCGGCGCGCTCACTATAGGCTCTATCGGCGCAACTCAGTACAACAAGTTTACCATCACCGCACCGAAGCTGCTTGCGACTAAGGTAAGCGACGATGATGCTGAGGGCCAGGTGATAGCCGGGCAGACGTTCCAGCTGGCAGAGAACAGCGGCGACGACGAGATTTCGATCTTGTTTGATTAAAAGACAGTATTAGGACGCGGATAAAAGTAGATTAAAACAGATAAAAAAAGAGGGAAATATGTCAGAAAAGAAATTATTTGAGTATGAGATAGGTGATACGAAGTTTACGCAGCAGCCTCTTGTCTGGGGGCAGATTAAGCAGTTAAAAAATCTATTGTCCGGCACTAAGTTTACCGGCGATCTCAACGTCATGAGCATCATTGACGTATTAGAGGACAAGCTGCCGGCAGCGGTTGCGATAGTGCTCAGGGAAGAGGGAAAATCACCGAAAGAGAAGGACACCGAAGCCCTTGCAAATGGATTTGAGGATGTTCTGGAGCTGGAGACTACGGTTAATGTAATAAATGATTTTTTTTTATGCAACCGGATTGGTTCTCTCTTTCAGAAGTTAAAGACGGTGCTCGGGAACCTGTTACCGGAGATAGATTTGACTTCATTGACAGATCTGTCGCAAGTCTCGCCAGGGGAGACATCACAAAGCGAGAAGAAATCCTCTGGGGATTTACCCCAGGAGAGTGCGGACCATACATCGAACGATGTGACAGAGAAGTAAGGTTCCACAAGGAAGTGCTGAGATTTCTCGGCATAGAGGAGACTGAGCGTCCGGATCTTGCGGCGCCAGGGACCAAAAAAAGCAAGGCGGTGGGTGAGCATTGCGGAGGTGCTTATACAGAAAAGTGTAAAAAGGACTTCCGCGATATGCTTCACCGCGTGTGTGCAACGTGTCCGAATTAAAGGAAACAAATTATGGCTGAAAATGTTGAGATAAATATCATTGCCAAAGGCATAGCGGACGCCAATAAAAAGCTTAAAAGCCTGGGCACGAATTTCAAAAAGCTAAAGACGAGGGTGCAGTCAGTAGACAGATCTCTTGCAAAGGTCCGGGGGAGTTTCCTCGGCCTTAAAGCTGCAATAGCAGTAGCGGGAACAGGGCTTATATTAAAGAAGGTTGCCGTCTCTACTATAGGAGTTGCAGCGGCTTTTGAGCAAATCGAGTTAAAGCTCAATAAGCTTACCAATGGAAGAGGCGTCGAAACCTTAGATCGGATCAATAAATGGGCTCTGGATATGCCTGTCAACACCAAGAAAGCGGTTGATGCCTTTACTACCATGCAGGCATTCGGCATTATCGACGCTTCCACACAAGAAGGGCTGGACGATGCAATAGAAAAAATGGAGACACTCGTCGATGTTTCCACCATTATGGGTGAAGATGCACTTCCAAGGATAGCCAGGGCACTGGGCCAGATGGGAGCACTGGGCAAGGTATCAGCTGAGGAGCTCAATCAGCTTTCAGAGGTAGGTATCAACTCACGGAAGATATTACAGGATACGTTCGGTATGACTGTAGAGGAGCTACAGAAGCAGAACGTGGAAATTGACAAGGTGATTGAAGCGTTGATGACCGGCATGAGGGACCAGTTCGGTGGTGCCGCAAAAGAAGGAATGACATCATGGCAGGGACTTACTTCAGCATTCCAGAGTTATGTTATCGAGATACAGAGGCAGGTTGCTGATGCCGGTGTATTTGGTGCTTTAAAAGAGCAGCTTACCAGTATTAATGCAAAGCTCAAAGAGTGGCTGGAGAATAATAGCGATCTAATCAAACAGAAAGTGCCTGAATTTATAGAAAAGGTTAAATCTACAACTGCAAGCCTGTCTAGCATATTCAAGGTATTGGTCCAGGACGTTGCCACGGTAGGCAAGTTCATATTCCAGCTACCTGTAGGGCTCAAGGCTGCGGCTGCTATGGCGTTACTGCTAGGCACAGGAGTAGGCAGGGTGGCTCTTATACTACTCGGTATTGAGGCGGCGGTAAAGACGTTCCCGGTATTGTGGAACCTTGCCATTGAAGCTAATTCCAGGGCGGTATTACTTATGATACAGGGCGTCAATAAGGTGATCGACGCAGTCAACAAGATACCAGGGGTGAAGATAGGAAAGATTGATACTTCCGGGCAGGAAGCACTTGTTGACCATTACACAAATATCACTATCGAATCCGAGAAAGCACTTGAGGCGAATCAAACACTGGTGCAGTCGCTTATTGATAGCGGAAAAGAAATAAATAAGGCTCTTGGGTCAACTAAAGCTACTACCTTTGACGACTCGCCGGCATCTCCCGTCATGCCTATTACATCCGGTACAGCAAAAGGAGAAGGAAAGAAGAGTGTCGAGGAGTGGCGTAAGGCGATGAAAGAGTTCAAAGTCGTCACTGATGAACAGATGAGAACCGCAGCCCTTACTTCCCTCAAGAGGTTTCAGGAGATTGAGAGATCCGGAAAGCTCACCGGGAAACGACTTGCTGAGGTATGGAGCGGCCAGGTGGCCCCTGACCTGATAGATGTATTTGACACACTGGATACAAAAACCCAGGAGATGGTACTGGCGAATAACAAGCGCTTTGAGGAGATGTCCAGCAAGGGCATAAATGAAATAGACAGGCTTGAAACCGGTACCCGTGACGTGCTCAACAGAATGAAGGGGCCTTTTACTGACTTTTTCGATAGCGCAAATCAAGGTTTCATGAACTTGCAGGGCCTTGTGGGGGGCGTGGTAAACGTCATCAGGAGGAAGCTTGCAGAGCTGGCGGCTGACAGGGCCATAAGTTATCTGACAAGCCTGGTGTTCCCAGGGGGCACAGGCAGTGGTGGCGGCGGAATACTCTCCGGGCTGTTTAGTCTCTTCGGAAAGAGGCCACACGGTGGTGGGCATGTGGGTAGTTTGCCGACTCAGAAGATATTGACTTTACACACTGGCGGACTGGCCGGTGATGAAACACTTGCAAAGCTCAAAAAGAAGGAATTTGTATTTAACGAGAACGTAACAAAATCACTCGGAGTAAACAGGCTGAACCGGATAAACAGCGGAGATTTCAGTGACTTCCAGCAAGGCGGTGGTGGCGGGAGCATCACGGTATTGGCGCCGGTTACGCTTAACGCGATCGACACTCAGTCGGGGATTGCTTTTTTGAGTAAGCCGGAGAACCTTGAGGTGTTTGAGGGTTTCTTGAGGCAGGCGATGGTAAACGGCGCGGCTAAACAGATGGGGCTTTCTTAAAGGGATAAAAAATTATGGGTGTTGCAGATCTGTTTCCGGTTGATCCGTCTTATGCGGTACAGCGCGAATTAAATGACGACGTCGTTATCGAGAAGATCCAGGGGAATCTTGAGAGGCGTAAGCAGATAAGCGGATTACAGCTACGATCGTGGGACCTCAGCACCAATGTCATGTCGGTGGCTGACCAGAAACTACTAGATGCTTTCTATCGAGCGCGGGGTGGGAAGTTTGATTCGTTCTCTTTTCTTCCTCCGGTGAATCACGACAGGCTCATTGAGACGCTCAGCGTGGGCACCGGTGACGGTTCCACAACGGTGTTTGACCTTGATAACACAGACTACTATCGCAGGGTATACACGGGCACCGGTACACGTAACCAGGCTTATGTGGATGCCGGTGGGGTATCAGCTACTTTCGCAAATACAGACGGATCAAAGACGAGTGCGGTGACTTATAGCGTGGCACCGGCGCTGGGCACGGCCTTAACAGTGGATATCGACGTTTACAGGATATGCCGGTTTAACAGTAATTTAAAAGACACTCTTATCTCTTATCAACTGTTATCGGCAAATTATTCTTTTAAAGAGCTTGCGAGGGAATCTATCTAAATGAGCAAAACAACTACAGCATCTTTTGACGCAAAGGCACAGGCAGCGCAGAACAAGCCGGTGGAGATCGTGGATTTCTTCCTGGGGTCTCAGACGGCGGATGACGCTGATACAAATCATTATGCCATCTACGATAAATCAATAGATTTCTTCAACATTGATGGTAACGCGCAGACGTATCCAGGTGGGCGGCTGTCCCGCGGACAGGTATCTCACAATGCAGGGTTGAGACAGTCGTCGGTGACTATACAGTTCGGCAA